TGGAATACCCCAAATATTAATAAGTTGTCTTAAACCTGCAATTGTACCTTTTTTCTTAACAAGGTAGTTCATGTTGTGGTAAAGGCGCTTATAAATTTCTTTACTAACTTTATCTATAGCATAAGGATATCCAGGATCTGAAAGTGATTGAACATAATACTCCCATGAATAATCTGGATCCCAATAATTAACTATAGTACCACCATTAACTGCTATATAATTTGTAATTAATTCACTCCCAGTTGGTGGGACATAAGATCCATTATCTTCACCTACTAACCCAATAAAATTATCTTGGTTATTAAAATTATTTCCAAATCCAGTATAACCTAAGGATGTAATAACATCATCGGCTAAATCTAGAGGTACACCATCATTTAATTCAGATGTTGTATTTAATTTTTCAGTTACAGCTCTAGTATATAACCATATTTCATCAAAATGTTGACCAACCATATTTGAAAATTCAAGATATTGGTTGTTGTTACTATTATCTCTAATGAATTCTGGTATTGTATAATATAACCAGTTTTGATTACTATAATCATACAATGAAGCTGATAATAAAATACCTCCATAATATTGAGTATTTTCAACATCACTACCTAACCAAACAGAAACACTTGCATTAGTAGTAGGTAATAATTCAAATGGATATGCTGAACCTGTTTTTGGATATGAAGATGAACCTGTTCCATAATATAAAAAATATTCATACCCATCAAAATTAGTAATTAAATTTTGAATGTTATTATAAGCTGAAGCTACACTTGATGAAATTGATATTGATTCTGATGTTGGTCCTGAAATGCTACTTAAAGTATCTATATCAGCTTGGTAAGATTGGATTTGAGTTACTTTTTCTACAAAATTTTCGATTCTTTTTTTAGCAGAAGAAAAATTAACAAATTCATTAAAAGTATCATATGAATAATTAGGTGTTAATGTTACACCTTTCCTGTTAAGTATGTTTTGCAGTTCATCTAGTGAACCTGAAGAATTGGTCTGTAATAATTCATTTTTAGACTTTAAATTAGTTGAATTATTTAAAAATTCATTTACTTTTAATTTATAGTTAGGACCTTTAATATATGTAAAGTCTTCAGGATCTGGGAGTTCTGGGAATTGAATATTATATGCTAAAGACTCTGCAGGTTTTATAACAAAACAGGCTAAATCATCTAGTGAAAATTGAGGAGGTAAAGCATCATACAACTTTACTAAAACTGAAAATTGATCAACTGATGTGTCTAAAGTACAATTTATACCTACTTGATATTCATTATCTCCAAAATTTACATAAAATTCATCTGCAAAATTTTCATTAGAATTTAATTGAGCCTTAAATGAATTATATGTTGATATTATAATATTATTATCAATATAATTTGATTTAAATCTTAATTCTGTTCTATCTGAAGAAATTTCTGCTAAATAATATTTTAAATCAGAATCATCTTGGTTACTACTACCTAATTGAGGTCTAATAAAATTGTAAACTAAATTTACAGTACCTATATCAAATCCTAAATTTACAGAATCTTGTTCAGGATTTAACTTTAATTCACTAGTACTACCATCAATTTCTTCCTCACCAGAAGGAGAATCAACAAGTATATAATCTTGAAAATTACTATCTCCTCCTAATAAATTATTATTAGGATCATAAGCCCAAACTTCTATTATGTCTTGAAATGGGACAAAAGTAGCTGTTACTTCAGCACTAGGTATAATAGTTTGAGTTGAAAGTTCAAACCCTTCCCCATCTATAATGCTAGGGGTTATTGAAGTAACTGATGCTGTTGGTGATGTTGCCATTTATTTATAAATATTTTAATTTGTAAAAACTTAAGTTGTTTGTGCGTCAATTTGAGCTTGTAATGCTGCAGCTTCTCCTTCTGCTAAGGATCCAGATACAGTTAAATTAACATTTTCAAGTCTAAGTTCTACATTTTCTTCTCTTATTTCTGCTATTTCGTCTAATAATGCTTGTATTTGTTCTTGTATAAATTCAAAGTTTGCATATTCCCCACTTGTCCTAGCTAAATATTCATGTGAATTAACATCTCCAGTTTTAGGAATATCATAAAAGAATTGTTCGTATAATGTCCAAAAGTCTTCTAAGGTAGCCAAGCTAACATCAAAAAAAGTTGGATCTAATGCACTTTCAGGCCCTAATTGAGAAAATGTTATATCCAAAGTATTATCAAATGAAGATTTTTCAAAAACTTCTTTTGTTAAATTTGATAATATAAGTGGACTTTTTGAAGCAACTTCTGATGGATCCTCTGGTCGTAATTTTTCTATTGACCCAACTTCTGGTTCTAAACTTAAAGGTTTAGGTACTTCAGGTTCTGGGATAGGTTTAGGTCCATTTTTAATAGTGTCTTCAGGTGGAGTACCTTGTATATTCATAGGTGGTGGGTTAATACCTGAACCACGTCCTGAGCTACGAGCTCCACTACCAGCATTTAAAAATGCTTTTTCACCTACAATTTTTCCATCTACTGTATAAGCATATCCTCTAGGAGCTTGAGTTTCATTTTGTTCCTCAATTTTTCTCCTTTGTATCTTTGCTTGTTGTTCTTCTCTAAATTGAGCATTTTTATTAGCTTCATACCCCTTAAAATCAAATGGTGGGGGAGCAGGAGGGTATTTAGTTTTTCCTGTTCCTTTACCTGATCCTGACCCTGATCCTGATCCTTGATTTGCAAATGGGTTTTGTCTTGATGGTCTTGCTCCTGAATATCTTGCCATAATTAACCGTTAACTACTTTAAACATTATATCTTCATCAAACACTTTTGTAGTACCATCTAATACAGTTTTAATTAAAATTGTATAATACCTTTCAGGTTCTAAACCATTCATATAAACATCAAAATAACTTGATGAGTAATCTGCACTAATTTTTGTATAATTAGAATCAAAATCGACTACAAATTCGTTTGTTGTTGTATCTTTAATTGCATAAGTAGATACATTTTCTGGTAAGTAGAAATTTGTAGTCCATTCAGATGCTGTACTAAATGTTTGTAATGGGTACTTTGGAATAGCAGCTAATCTCATTCTAGCTACACTTTGAGAATAGTATGTACCTTCATTATTATAAACTGACATAAAAGTCTCAGCAGATTCCAATATTTTATTAGTGGATGAGCCAGTACTAAAAGTATAATCATCCCATTTAAATTCTAATGATGGTGGGTATATTGTATTTGTATCAATTGAAAAATACTTAAATGTAGTTACAACATTTGGATTTTGAACAAATTCAACAGCATCAGGTTGTTTAACTAAAAAACCATCATTTGGAATTGAACCGCTATACCAAGATAATATGGATGGTGTAACATCTACATTTATATCCGTTGTACTTCCATAACTAAATGATTGTGAGTAAACTGGGTTAGCATATGAATCACTTCCAGTAGATACCCAAGCATTTGAACCTGAGTAACTTCTCCATACCCAACTACATCCATTTTCAACTGCAGGTTGGTAACCTAATACTCCAGTTCCCATATCCCAACTTCCAGATACTGTTTTAACTTCTAATTTTGAATCTGTATTTAAACTAGTTACTAGAGCTGAATAATTTCTTAGATAAGTAGCAAAAGATGAGGAACCTACTTTATTATTAAGTATATCTTGGATTTCTGTTGTTGAAAATTCTATTAAATATCTACTAACGTAAGGTACACCTTCTTTTAGATAAGTAGAAGCTTCTAATATCTGATCTAAACCAGTATTAGTACTAGGAAATTCACTATAAAGTGAAGCATCTTTTGTTGGGAAAAGTTTATATACTGCCATTTTTATTTTTTTATTATAGTGGTACTACTCTACCTTTAATATCGGTACCTGGGGTTTTGACTTCAAATACCATAGGATCTATTGATGGGTAAACTACATCATTAATTGTAGCCCCTACAACATCATAAGCATATTCACTATACCCTAAAGTAGTACCTGCTAAATTATCTATTTTTAAATTTTTAACAGTTTGAACACCTTCAATTTTATCTAAAAGAATGCTTAATTCTGGAAGGATTATTGGTTGGTTTATCTGCCAATTTTCTATATTAAAGTAATTGGTTAAAGCTTCAATACATTTAGTTAAAGTTTCATTATTATTATAATTAGGTCTTACTACTATATCAAACTCAATTCCAATATTAATAATAAAAGCATCTTTAATATTAATAGCATCATTTATCATTCTATATTCAGAAAGATATGTTTTTAAATTTTGTTTTAAAATTGAGGATGCTGTTTTTAGTTTTTTATTAATATCATAGGATAAAACATATAAATCTAATATTGAAGGTAAAGTACCTGTTTCGTATTCACTTACTTTAACAGGTTCAGCATATGCCATTGCTACAACTCCTAAATTAGAGGGCATAGATAATGCTCTAATTAGATAATCTTCTTTAGTTACTGTTCTTAACTGGGTTTGGTAATTACCTAAAGCATTTTGTCTTAATTCTTCTGTTGTATCTCCATCTTGACCTCCATCAGCTGCCACAGGGTTATTTGTTGCTAGAGAGTTAAATATAGTATTAGCTAATGCAGGGTTAAGATTTTCTTTTACAAAAGTTACATTAGTATCATCAACTGTTGTTAAGGTATTAGCATTAACATTAGAATTAATACCACCACCAGTTAAATATCTTATTGTTAGGGTTGTATTTGAAGGTGCTATACCGTAGGTATTTGTAAATACAAAATTTAAAGGTGAGAATGCTGTTGTTAATTGATCTCTTTCAAATGGTAAACCCAATCCTACATTATCAGGGTTAGGAATAATTTCTTCATCATTATCCCCAAAACTACCAGCACCAAACTGTAATTGTAATGAGTTATTATTTACAAATCTAGCAGCAAATCTTCTTTGTACTGATTTTAGTTGTAAAAGGTATGGGACGTCATTTCCACTACCATCATCAGGAACATTTGGGTCATTGGTATTAGTGTTTCTAATAGTATCATATACATTTTCTTGAGCTAAATTAGGAACTTCATACCATTCATTCCCATCAGAATCGAAACAATCTAAAATTCCTATAATATTTGAATCGTTTATACTACGAGTATCAAATCTGACTGGTGATGTAAAATTAAAAGTAGAAGTGTTAATTGTAGCTGATATTGCTTTACGTGTTTTTTTAATTAAATATGTTGTAGGTGTTGTTCCTGAAAGTTGATATACAGTAATTGTTGATGGATCTAATGAACTTGAAGATGAAAAATCTATCACATCTTCAATAATAAATTCCTCATTATTAACTGATGAAATTGTAGTATTTTCTGGAACTTGTAAAGCATAATCAAAATCAGGGACTGTAACACTACCACTTAGTTTTGCTGGGAGTTGTTGGTAGAAATCAATATTAACGCTTGCTGCTGTGGTTACTTTAGGTTCATAACCTAACATATAAGCCATATTAAACAAATTCTCGGTTTCACGAGCATATTGGATAAATGTTTCTTGTACTTGGTTATCTAAATAAAATGATAAAACATCCCCCACATAAGAAGCCATTTCAATAAATAACATCCCTGTAGAATCCGGAGTAAAATCATTGTAAGTATCTGGGAAGTATGTTTGAGAGTAATTAATTAATGTATTTCTAAAATCATTAAAATTTCTATCAATATATCTTATATCTCTTTTTAATTCAGCCATTATTATGTAAGTTGTATATTTATTTCATCTGTACCTGATAATAATGCTATCTGGTATGTTAATGTAAAAAATAAAGTATTGTTATCAGGATCAGGATCAAATTTTATCTGTTCGACTTCTATATTTGGGAATCGATCATTTATAGCTTGTACAATTACATCTTCTAAAGTTACAAGATTATCGTCGTTAAGTCCTTCAAAAATTTGAGCTCTTAAATTAGCACCATAACTAGGATTAAATACTCTTTCCCCGGTGTTAGTTAATAAATAATTAATTAAATTTGCTTTTGTTTGTTCCCTAGTAGTATATGTAGGTATAAAAACAGCATCACCATCTAAAGGAAACCCAAACCCAACCGCTTTTCGGGGGTTAGAATCAATCGGGACTTTATTTGCTATTATTTGAGCCATTTAAATTATTTTTTTCCCATTAAACCTGCGATTTGAGACATATTTACTTCTCCTGGGGGTAATGATCCATTAATTGAATCTCCACCTGCTGGATTGAATCTTTGAGGTACATTATTAGTTGTCATTGTGCCACCCATTTCACCTAAAATATTTTGATATGCTGCTCTCTTTTGTTCAGCACTCATTTGGGTTTGGGGTGAAGGTGGTTGGGGTTGAGAAACTGATTCTTGTACAACTGCTACAGTAGATGCTTTTGGGGCTTTAACAGCTTCTAAAAGAATATCTTTTAATTCTTCTTGAATTGCCTCTTTTACGGCCTCCTTTATCATATTTTTCAATTCGCTTGATTTCATTTTTTGTTATAAATATTAAATTAGTTGTTTTTTTGTATAAAGGTAATAGATAATATTACCAGTTTTTGTCTTCTTCATTATCTAACCAACTAAAAAGTCGGGTTTCTTCAACATCATGTAAAACTATTGTGTGGGGATCATTTCGTTCCCAGTTATAAAAGTATTTATAGTTAAATAACGCTATATCAGTGTCCATATGCGCTATTAAAGCATCACTAAACATCTTACACCCGTTAGCCCAATTTATATCATCATACGTTTCTAAACATAAATTAACTGCTCTTGAATTTGGGATTGACCCATAAACAGTACAATCTATTAAAGTATTATTTTCTTGGGTTGGTTTCATACCTGAAAAGAATGTATGATGTGATTCTAATTTAGATAAAATATTATTAAATGATCTAATAGGTTCAGCATCTATATCAACATAAACCCCACCATAATCTCTTAATAATAACAATCTAATTCTATCACATATAAAAGCCCATTTATATAATTCAACATTTTTTCTATAGTTGGATAAAAATGGATCATTAGAATAGTAAGTAGTAAATATTTCATTCCCCCATAAATTTACCTCCCAATCAGGATGCATTTGTTTCATTTTTAAATGAAATTCCTTACAATGATCCGGAATAGGATTATCACCTACCCATATTTGATGAATAATTTTTGGAATTTGAGAACTCATGGTTTAATAGATTTTGGATATTATGATACAAAAAATTATTTGCATATCCAAGTTTTTTTAGTAACCCCCACCAAATCCTCCACCACCAGGACTACCTCCTCCACCACCTTTACCCCCTCCGGTTCCACCTGAAGTTGATATTAAGTTCCATTTATTACCATTCCATTTATATGTTCGTATAACTACAGGGTTAGTGTTAGGAACTGCGTAAAGTTTAATCTCATTAATCATAGTACCAGGAGTGGTGAAAGGTGCAAATGGGTTTGGAGGTGGGGGTGGTGGTGTATTACCCGAACCATTACTTGAACCTTTACCTCCTGAAGCTGTTGTATTATTTCTTCCTGCAGTAATATTTCTACTAGAACCTTGATTAGGATTTGTAGCTACACTTACAGGTGCAGATCCTCCACCTGTAGTGGTATCAAGTCCTGATTCTATTATAATAAAAAAACCTCCATATTCTTGTAGGAAAGTATCATTAGGAAATCTATCAATATAAGTTTGAAAAATTCTAGGTCTAGAGGATGGTTTGAATGATGGTAATCCTGGGTTCATACCTCCTTTAATTACAGCATCTATAGCAATTCCTCCTTCAAAAGCTTGTAAATTAGATACCCTACTATCTGATGATAAATTTGCTGTTGCCTCAATATTTGAATTTACAGTACCACCAGAAGGTACTCCTGAAGTTGGAAGTGAAACTATGTTAGTTGGTTGGACTATTGATGGAGGGAAAGTAAATCCTGGTCTACGAGGAATTCTACCTATAGCTATACCATTAGAATCAAATATATACTCATCATTTATTAATTTTTGAATTGATTGTTTACCATCAATAAATCTATCTATTTCATAATATGCTTCACTTATCAATACTTGAACTGAAGATGAAAAAGAATAATCTTCATCTGGGAGATTGTATATTGTACTTCCTAAGAGTCTTAATGCAAAATTAGTATCGGGGTCATTTGGGTTAATATCTGATTCTGTTAGGGTAAAATTAGCAACTATTCTTCTTGCAGGAAATGGATATTTATTATCACCATCATATTCAATAGTTAATTGATATCCTCTGTATATTAAACCATCACCTACAACCGGAGGTGTTAGTAACCCTAATAAGAAATCACTATAAGCTTTATCGTTTGCAAACCATTCATAAATATAACCATTATCAGCTGTAAAGGGAGATGTAGGTGTTGGGGGTGGTGTAGAAGGTGGGGTAGAAACACCACCAATAGGGGAAACTAACCTCCACTCTCCTCCTGAAGATGAATTTAATGGACCAGGTGCTGCATCTATTATAGCAGTAGCTCTACCATTTACATCTGATGCTACAGAATTTATATCTTGTTGAGTTGCAAAAGGACCATAAAGTAATAAAGATCTTATAAAAATAATAATTTGTTGGGATTGTATAAAAATAGGATCTAAGAGTTTAATTTTACCTAAAAGAGGAGTAATTACTTTTGAAATCTGTTCTACCCCTAATGAAACTACAGAAACAGGACCATCTAATTTATCGATAACTACTTTTAATACATCTAGGGTATTTGAGAAATTATTAAGAACAGTAGCAGGTAAACCTATACCTGGAGGTACTGCAGTGGGAAGAGGTAAGTTTCTAATAATTAATACAACCCCCTTTAAAGTTGGAATTACTTTTCCTAAAGTATCTGCTAACTTTTCTAAAGTTTCGATTGGTTTTCTTAAAGTATCTAATGAACCTTGTAATTTATTTTTAGTATCAATGATTTGGTTTAATTGTGCCTCTAAATTATCTAAAGTTGTTAATAATTCTTGTCTTTGTGATTCAGGTATTTCTGGGACTTGTTGTAAAATTTCTGGTGTTAATAAATTTGGAGATAAAGATGCATTACCATTTAATACATCTCTAGTGCTAAAAGGTAATGGAACTGGGACTTTTTCTTCTACTTTTTCAGCTACAACATCAATTACTTGACCTTTCATTGAATCGATAACAATATCCATTTTAAATGCATTCTTAGCTGCACCTGTAATTTGATTTACTATGAGTTTTTCTAATCCCATTATTTACTAGTACTTACTTTAGATTTATATGTTTCAATACTATTTAACATTTGTTGAGCTTGTAACTGTAATTGAGTTGCGGGTACTGGTATAGCTGCGTTTGGTACAAATGGAACACCACTACCAACAGGAGATTGTAATGCTGTACTTAATGCTATTATTTGGCTTAATAATTTACTCATATCAGTTAAAAATTTATTTCCTAATATAATAGGTTCAGATGATGATTTATCTCCTAAATGAATTTCTCCTGATTGTATTACAGTTTTAGGTGTTTCTATTACTATATCTTCTAGTGAATTTAAGTTAATAGTTTTTGAGGAATTTAATAATATAGAATCATTTTTTGAATTAAATAATAATCGTCCTGAGTTTAAAATTATCTGTTCTCCTGCAAACTCATTAGGAGAAGTAGGGGGTGTACTGTACCCTTTGTAATTAGTACTAGCAGTTTCAATTGGGATTTTTTGAGTGGAGGTAAGATAAATACTAGTTTTATCTTGATTTATATCTTCAACTTGAGGTACCCAAGGATCGTTACCATCATCATGTTGACTATTTCTTAAAATTGTAATAGGATCTCCATTTTCACCAGCACTAGACCACGTATTTGGAATATTAGCATTATTAACGGTTGACCCTAATCTAAAACTTTGACCCCATCTACCTTCATAAATTATATCACCTTCATAAGGTAATATTGATTTTATATTTAATTTTTCAGTAAAAGTTTGACCTAAATTAATTTCAGTTCCACCATCAGTTACTCTCCTAACGTTACCTCCTTCTGTAGTTTGATAATCTTGTTGTTGGGATGGGGGATTGGTATTTTGATAAGGGTTAGGTATTGCATTATGGTGGTTACTAGTCCAAATATTGATAGATTGGAAGTAATAAAATGAGATTGAATTAGGTGAGGACTGGTTGTCATTATTAGGTAAAGAAATTATATAAACAATTTCATTTACTAAAGGGTATTTTTTTTCATTAGGGAATAAGGGTCTAGCGGTTGCTGATGAAGCTGGATTGACTTCACCTATATTAGGGGATGTGGGTTTATCCCAAAAAATAGTACCAATACTTGACCAATCTCCTAAGTTTTTAAAAGAATCAGGATAAGTTGTATCATCTAAAATGATTCCTCTTACCCTACCAGTAAATATTCCTTTTGGAAGAGATGTAATAACACTTTTAGTTTTATTACTTCCTGTTATTCTTTTTGCCATTATTCTTTTTCTTTATCCGCCTGTATTTTATCCATTTCAGCTAATAATTGTGCTTTTTCTTCTTCAGAAATTCCAAAGTTACCATCATCAGTTTGACTATTATTAATGACTCTTTGAACAATAGTAGCCATTTTAATTAAGGCCTCATCATTTTTAACACCAATCTCCATATATTCTTTAATAAGTGGAACTATAAGAGTAGCATCACCTATTTCTTGAACTAAAGGTTTTAATTCACCTATTAAAGCTGTTACTTGTGCTTCTTTTTTCTTTTGGTTTGTGTAAATTTCTTCTAAAATATCAGAAAATTTTTTATCACCAAATACAATTGAATCTAGTTGTCCCATAATTTTTGATTATAAATATCATTAAATGGAACTTATTTGTATGGAAATCTATTATGTTCCAAATAAAACATATATTTTTCCTTAAAAATTGCGTATAAAACATTAGCAATTTTAGTAATTTTTGGAGTTTTTACATCAATTTGCTCTCTAATAAAAATGTAAAGTGCTTTTTTATTAAAAATATCTATATTTTCTCTTTTTCTAAATAACTCTAATATGGCATCAGCAATAGAGGCATCATATTCTTTTGGAAAAATTTCATAAATATTATCTGTACAATACTCAACGTACTTATCTACAAATACTGATAGTTTATCTTTATAAGTATAACCTTGGAGACTTAACTCATCACCATCAAAATTCTCATTATCATCTCTCATAATAGAATTTAATTCTTTTTCCATTCGGGATGAAGCTATAAATGATGGATTACCTGAGTCTAGGTTAGAATAACTACTTAAATCCATTACATTAATATTTGTAATTTTTTTATTATAATTTTTTTGATTATAAACAATTAACCATCGTTTAACTATAGTACCAAAATACGAATATGCCTTAGCTCCATTTTCTGGGTTGAATAGATGGATTTTTGATAGCAGAAATGTAATTATTTCATGTTGTAAATCTTCTAAATTTTCTACCCCATCAGTGTGGTAAAATTTAAAAGTATGAATAATATTTTCTGTTAACTTATAAAATGGCCAATGTATCCATTCTTGATAAATCTCACTTCTTTCTTCGGGATCAGAAGAGCGATTGTACCTAACAATCGCCTGTTCTGTTTCTTTTGTAAAATATCTTCTTTTTTGTGGTTTGCTTTTGTGTTTTCTAATTATAGAATCCATTATGTTTTCAATTTAATCGAGTTTTTTCAACTTAAATTCATTTAAAATTTCTTGAATTTTCTTTACTTGTTCAAAGAAAAAACCAATTTCATCATCACTTTTAAATGATTCTTTGTGATCGATCTTTTTTAATTTCTTATCTGAAGCTTCTATAACCTTTGATATTTTATCTAAATAAATAAGATAACCTACTACTATATCTTCTGCTCTTTCATTTTTACGCAATAAATTAATAGTTGTAAATAATAAAACAGCGGCTAAAACTGAAATTGATATAATAATTATTGTAGTTGTTTCCATTATAAATTATCTAATAAATTTTTTAATCCCTCGCTTTTCATAGAACCTAATGCTTTAGATTTTGCTTTATTAGCATGAGTTTTTTTATTATCATTTGTTAATGTAAAATTACTCTTGCTAGCATCCAAGTTATTCTTAAATTTAGGTAACCATTCAATTTCAAATTCAATTCTTGCTGCCATCATATCGGCCTGATGTAGTATAAATGGTAGTGAAGTTCTTGGTTTTGTTTCTGGCATAAATGATTTTAGATACTTTTCATTTGCTGGATCATATAAACCATCATGTGTTTGAATAGCCATCATTTCATTAAATGTATACTTAACATCATGTTCCTGGAGTAAAAATAATCCTCTATCTGGGACAGCAGCAAATGCAATAGCTTTATTGTGCATATATTCTTCACCTAATTTATCTCTCCTCCATTTATCAGTCTGAGGTATATAAGACTCATGTTCAGAATCACCCATTTTACCTAAATCATGGTTAATAGCTGAGAATACTAATTCTTCAGTAGTAAATGTATCCATATTAGCACCAAAACCTTCCCAAACGGCAGACATTGATAAAGCAGCTTTAACTACTCTATTAACATGGTCTACATAACCTCCAGGAAAGGCAGAATGGTATTCTTTTTTGTGTGAGGCAGGCATAAGAGAAATACGATCTTCAAATTTCTCATAGAATGCTTTTAATTTTTCTTTACGTGGGGATGAAATATAAGTATCAATATTACTCATAAATTCAACCCAATTCATTTGGATTTGTTCTGCTGTTAATTTCATAACTTTTATTTATTTAATAAACTTGTGATTAAAATATAAATTACACATAGTGGGAATACTAGTGTAAATGATAAACCTTTTAATATGTTGGATAATATACCCAACTTATTATCGTGTTTTATTAATTTCTCCGGGAGAACGTTCTTCTCTATCAATGTATGATTGAATTTCACCTACAATTTCTTTTGCACTTTCAATTACTTGAAGAAATTCTCTAACAGGCTGTTGGTGGTTAACAGCATTTTCTAATTGTTTTAATTTGGCCTCTAGAACTAATGTCTTATCCAAAACTATATTACGATATCTCATATTATTTATTTATATTAATGTTTAATGTTTTAAACCTCTGGTACCTTTATACCCCTTATTCCCTATCTCTTATCCCTATTTCCTTTTTTCCTAAACCTGTATCTCCAAGATAATAGAAGGAGGGGTGGTATCCAAGTCTAAATTAAAAAAAAGTTCATTGCTGTTTCTATCTTATGGAGATGGGCACATTTTTCATATTCTTCTAATTTTTGAAAGAAATTTATAGCTAATTTAAAAGCTGTAAGTAATTCTTGAGAGGAATATTTTTTAAGTATATCAAAACTTTCGGCATCCTTTAGGTCAAAATCTTCAATAAATTCCCATGCTTTAACGTATACAATGTATTCACTTGCATTTTTCACATCGTTCACGTCAAAATCTTCATCTGCACGTTTAACCAAATTAATTAAACTTTCATTAAATGATAAATGGTTAAATATGAGTTTTTTAAACATTCCTAATTTAAAAGCTGGGGAATCTCTTACCTGAGATAATTGACTAGCAATTTCAGCTTTCTCAATTAAAGGAGTATCCTCATTGACTCTATCAAATAGACTGAATATTTTTTTAGGATCAATCATCAATATTACTCCCTACTACTTGAAGATAAGCGAGATATGCTGCTTTACCTTTATCCATATTTGGATTATTTTCTATTATGGAGGATGTTGCTTGTCTCCATTCTGAAAACTTACCTAGATTATGAGCTTCATATCCTACTTCTTCATATAACTTATAATCATGTTCCATTTTAATAATTTTAGCAGAAAATTTTTTAGTATGTGCTAATAAATATTAATACTCTGATTGGAGGTTACCATCAGTTATCTTTCTAGTATTAGTAATACGATTATTATCAATTTTATTTAATAAATCTTCATTAAGTCTATTCATTTCATTATAGATATTTGCAATATTACTTCTATAATTTTTATCTATTTCACTAATAGCATTATTTGAAGAATTAGAATAATCTAATAGTTTTTTATCTATTTCTAATAAATGTTCTTTAAGGTAAGAATCAATAATTCCTTCAACATCTTTTTTATTAATATCATTTGACCTAATATTATTTACTACTTTATTTAGATTTTGAATTTGTTTTTTTTGTTTTTTTAATTTATTTACCAATTCCCAAACTGAATATCCAAATAATCCTAAAACTAAAATAATTTTTACAATGTTAAATACTTCCATAATTTATAATTTTAATTATTAATATAAACAAAAAAAGGGTAATAGCCAAGCTATTCCCTTCAAATGTGAACCCAATAGGAGTCGAACCTATAACCGTCGCCTTAGAAGGGCGATGCTCTATCCAATTGAGCTATGAGTCCCTAAAAAGAGAGGCTTCGGGTCTTTCGGGGTTTCTGGTTAAGTGCAATGAGTAACGCCTGTCTACTATAAACCCTTTTTCGACAATTAATACACTCTACTTCTTAACTACAGCTTCACTACCTCTCTTTAGTACTACTGGCGAGAATCGAACTCGCACGAACATTACTGTTCAAGGGATTTTAAGTCCCTCGTGTCTACCAATTCCACCACAGTAGCAAATTAAGGGGGCTTCACTCTTTATAGCGCGCTTGCAGCATCAGAGTCCCAACCTAAGCAATCCGTCGATTGTATCCTTAGGATTTTACGTTTAGCTCCCCCTATTTACTTAGAGTTAATCGAGTTCTTTAAGTTGAGTTTCAATTGCTTCAATATCAATTTGAAGTTGAGCATACTCATCAACTACACTTTTAGCATCTGGGTTATTAGGGTGGTAAGCCCAAACTTTTTGTTGTAACCCAACTAAAAATGCTAATTCGTTAACTAATTCTAATTTTAAATCTCTATTTGCCATAACTTTTTATTTAATATAATATACAAAATTATTTTTTAATATCCCAATCATAAGCCGCAATTTGTAAACAAACTAATGGTGAAGCTTGAGGGTGATCTTTCATTTCAAGTAATGCAGTAGCAATAACTTCTGCAGTTAATCCTGATTCTTCTATTTTA